ATCAGAACCGCAGCCTCATCCTCTCGATTCACTCCGGAGAGTTGCTCCATCAGACTTCGTGCACTTCGGCTGTCAAGCGCACCGGTCGGTACTGCTTTGTTAGTACAATCAATATATTGTGGTTATCCACACAGTTATCCTCTATATGTGGACAAAATAAAAGCAAGGCGGCGCATTGTCCGTCTTGCTTCTCTTTTACTCCAAAATTATCGACATTATTCTTCGATGTATTCAACCAGCTTTGGATCGCCGCTGACAAAATATCCGTCAAGTGTCTTATACATCGGCTTTCCATCCACTTCCATCACATGTGTGACTTCCTTTTCTGTAAATGCCGCTGCACCTCTGACCGCTTCATTGTCCCATGAAGGGGCTTTTCTGATCCTGATGCTACCACTGAACACCCTTCTGATCTTCCCTTTGATTCTAACCGCTGGTACTCCGTCAATGTTTTCTGTGACAGCTTCTTCAGCTGCTTTGATCTCTTCAGGCGTTGCAGTTCCGACCTGATTTCCGTCTGCATCGAATGTCGGCACGTTTCCGTCTGCGTCAGTGTCCAGCGCACCTTCAGGGACTTTGTCTGTCATTGTCGCCTGCTGCTCCTGTCCTTCCTGATCGGTGCTGGCTGCTGGCTGCTGCTCCTGACTGCCGTCTGTGGCTGTCTGTGGCGGCTCTGCTGGCGTTTCAACTTTTTCCCTGAAGTCTTTTACCACTGCGCCATTTTCATCAAATACAGCGGCTTTCTGCTTCTCTGCCGCTTTCTCTGCTGCATCCAGTTTCTTGTATGGCTTGTTTTTTTCTTTGTCGAATGTTTCGCCCATTAAGTATTCCATCGCGCTTCCTCCTTATTTCGCTGTGATGTATCTTGCGTTTACATATCCGTACTTCTTGCCCTTTGCTCCGTTAATATAGATATAATACCACAGCGCGCCGTTCGGTGCTTTTGCACTTCCGCACACTCCGACTTCTGTGTTCTGCTCGATGCAAGGATATGACACCAGTTTGTCTGCATTTGGATCAGGCTGCTTTCTGACGTTCAATGCGCCTGTGTTCACATATCCAGTGAATGTTGCTGTCTTTGCTGTTCCGTATGGTACAGCTGGATTATTGCCCGATCCGCTTCCTGATCCGTTGCCGTCTGACACGTTGCATCCGTTTTCCAGTGCCATGATTGTGTGCTTGCCTGCTGCCACTGAAATATCGCCAGTCATAAGATTGTCGCCTGTGTCTGTGTACTTGCTTCCTGTGAGTTTTTCAAACTCTCCTGTCGCCATAATAGCATTGACCATGTTGCCTGTGTAAATGTCCTTTGACACGCTGATTCCTGCGCATTTAAGCACTGGCGGCATCATCGCACTGCAATCCGTTTCGCAAGGTGTCTTCAATGCTGTCGGATTCCAGCCGACCTTTTCAAGTTCTGTATACAACGAAGTTCTGTGTCCCTGACAATATCCGACATTGTCATTCGCGCACAGCTGCTTCATCGCTGTCGCCGCCTTCACTGCCTTGTTTCTGTCCTTGAAACGAAGCACGACTGTCTGACCGAAGTCATACCAGTTTCCAGTCTTTACTTCACGACCTGTCTGATCGCCCTTCTGTCCTCCTGTTGCTTTTCCTCTTTCGTCAATACTAGCCCATCCGCATAATGTTCCCATGTTCTTTTCCTCCTGTTTTAATAATGATCATCTGTAAGTGCTGAAAGTACGATGCATCCGAATACGAAGATATAAAATACCAACATAATCGGGGCTGCAAACGATACCACGAAGGCGATCAGGAATGCTTTGCATATATACCCGATCCAGTCCTTCGCTGTTGGCGGCGGCTCAACCTCTGCGCCGTGATGTTTCGCTTCTTCCTTGTCAATCTCAACGCCTGCGATCAGCAATAGCATAATGATGACTACTGTCGCCATGAAGCAGATCGCGTATGATGTAATGTAAGCATGTAGCATTCCTTTTGACCTCCTGTCTTTTTATTCCGTCTGTATCTTCTGCGCCTGAATCGCAGCTGCTACCGCTGCCGCTTCCCTTTCTTCAGGCGGCTTGACTGCTTCAGCAGCCTTCTGATTCTTTTTCAAAATAGCGTTCAGTTCTTCAACTGCCGCTTCAATCAGATCATCGACCATGTCTTTGTCGATCAGTCCTTCTGATATGTATTCCGTCAACTTCTGCTGTTGTGCCTGAAGTTGTTCCCACACCCATGACTTCTTGATTGTTCCTGTGCCGCTTCCCCATTCCTTTTCTGCCTTTGATACGATAGACAGAAGGCTTTCTTTTACCAGTTCCACGACTTTGTCTGCCTGTTCCTGAAGCTGCTTCTTTTGGTCTTCCTTTGACTGCTTCAGGAAGTTTCTGACCTTGATTCCGATGCCTGCCACAATCGCAATGATTGTCAGGATCATCGGCAAATTATCATAAATTGTTTTTAATATTAAAGCTGCATTTTTCATCCGTTCGCACCGCCTTCCTCGTTTTCACTTTCCTGCTTTCCTTTTTTGATTTTCTGCCAGTTCTCAATTCCTGCCTTTATCATGTACCCGAACACACCCATGCGAAGCACTTCAGATGTTTCGCTGATCAGTGTGGTCAGCACTGATGTGTCTGCGAAGTGCCAGATCGCTATTACTGAAAACAGTTCAATGATGATGTAAAGCAGCACGCAGACAACCACAACTTTTTTTGAAAACTCCATGATCCAGCTTGTCAGTGACTTCTTGCGTCTTTTCTTCCTTCTTGCTGGTATTGTATAGCTGTACTTCTCCACGCGCTTTCCTCCTGTTACTCTTCGATGTACTGATGTGGATGTGATTCATCAATGATCTTGTCAATTCTATCCACACGCTTGTGAAGCTGCTTCAGGCTTTCTGATGCCCTGATGTAATACTCCCTGATCTCCTTCATTTCGTTTCTGTATGATCCCATTTCAGACTTCACTTCAATCATAGTATTCTGAATGTTTTCCAGTTTTGTCAGGATCGTTGCATCCTCTCTGGCTTCGTCCTGTGTGTCCTTCTTCACATTTCTGTTGCGTGTGCTGATTCCGAAGAAGATTGCAAACGCAATCGACACGCCTGAAAGTAACAATGATACTTCAATAGTCATTTTCTTTTCCTCCGTCAAATATATTTGCGAAGTGCTGCTTCGATTGCATCGTTTTCGTCTTCTGCCCTTTTACGCTTCCCGAATAGATCGTCAAGTGTTGCTGTGGCTTCGTCCTCCGTCTGTATCGGTTCGATTCCATGCTGCGCCATGATTGCCGCCTGTTCCCTGACAATGTCTGTCAGAAGCGTATTCACAGCGCACAGCCTGTCGATCAATTCAAACTGCGTCATCATTCTTCGCTGGCTTCGTAGTCTTCGCCAGTGATTTCCTTGTATTCTTCCGCAGTGATTCCCTTGCCTGCTCTTTTCTCATTCAGGACAACCCATCCTTTCAAAGTGTCCTTCGTGATATAATCTTTGTCCCAGCGTTCCTTCAGCATGCCAAACTTCTTGCTGTGTACCTTTTCGGTTGTTTCTGTGACTGTTTTATTTGCCTTTGTTTCTGCCATGTCTTATCCCTCCATAAGTTCCTGCATCATTGCCATGTTCATTTCGATTGATGACATTGACTGCATGATCATCTTTGTCGCTGGGCTTTCAAGTTCTGCCTGAAGCTGCGCATATTCTTCCTGTGTCATAGTCCTTTCGCTGTACACATAGACAGTGCGGTCTTTTTCTCCGTCAATGCCCTTCCTGATCTGTTCTGCGATGCTCTTTCGCTGATAGACCACTGTCGGGCTTGATGTCGTGTCCCACTCTGTCGGCTTGTCCATACTTTCTGACTGATACCATTCTGACATCATTGTTCTTCACTCCTTTCTTTGAATGCTTGCTGACTTTCTTTTTCAGTTGCTTTATATTGACATATGGCTTGATATGATCTTCATAAAAGCCATAAGTGTCCGTATGTGTAAACCAGCCCATTGATGCCAGCATTGCTGAAGCATCATACCAGTTGACTTTCTCTTTCTTTGCGATTCTGTGTGCCTTCTTTGTCGCACGCTTCAGGATTGATTTGCGAAGCGTTGTGCGGTTGTAATGAAATACAAATCCCATGAAGTCCAGCGCACGCCCTCTGGTCTTCGGTTTTTCTTTTCCTGTCTTCTTGTCTATGACTGGCGGTGCTTTCCTGTCTGGATATTCAAAACGGAATACTTGCCAGTTGTATTTTATTTTCTGGTGCATTTCATTCTTCAGATAGTCTTGCATTGCTTCTTCCAGTCTGTGAAGTTTCTTCTTGTTTCGACCGAATGCAACAATGTCATCTGCATATCTGATGTAATGATCAACGCCGCCCAGTTCCTTCCAGTCTTCAATAACCTTGTGATCGAACGGCTTGAAATTCAGCTGTGTGAACCATTGTGAAGTCACGAACCCAAGTGGAAGCCCTGACAAAAATTCTGCATCCTGCCACTGTTCGTCCTTTATCCACATATCATCAAATTCAGGCGGTTTGACTGTCGCTTCATGCTCCATGACTGTGACACATAATCTGATGAATTTTTCATCATTAATCACGCGCCGCAGCTTCGTTTCTATGACGCGAATGTCTTCTGTATCAAAGCAATGTCGGACATCTGCCTTCAGGATATAGAACTTCTTGCCCTTATATCCTTTTATCCACTTTTCAACGCGTTTCTTTCCGCTGTGACATCCTCTTTTCGGTATGCTTCCCAGCGCGTGTTCATAAAGTCCATGAAGGATGATCGGCTGAAGCTGTTTGATGATGCAGTGATGCACAACCTGTTCATATTGATATTCAGGTTTTATGATCTCCCTGACTTTTCCGCAGCTGTATTCGTTGATCAGTTGTTTTCTATGCTCTGGCGGTTTGAATGTTTCTTCTTCAAGTATCTTCTGAAGTGCTTTCACATGTTCCTGAAGACATTGCGGTTCAGGTCTGTCGTTTCCGACTTCTCTTTCTTCCTTCAGCACTCTGGCGACTTCGGGACGTGTCGTCTTGCGCTTTGCTGCATCGTGAAAACATTGTGTGATGTTTTCTTCTTTCAGCAATTTTTCAAATATATGTTTATATGTCTTCATTCAAAAGGTTTCCTTCTTAACACCTGTTGCACGTTCACGGCTTTCGCCCTACTAGCACAACCCTTTCTTCGGTTTAACTTTCGCCAAGTGGCGCGGAATATCGTGTGCATTAGGTTATTGTCCCATGATTGTTAAGAGTGAGAGCCGCCGATGTTCCAATTCGCATTCGAAGCAGTGTTGTTCAAATTCACATACGCGCCGCAGTTCGCGCCGTTGTTGGTGTTACCACCGACAAGCGCGACCGCAAGACAGAAGCATCGGAAGGCGCACACAATATCCCTATATTTTCAATTTTCTTTATACTCACACTTCAAGGGGGATTGCTCCCCCTGTCCCCCTGTGCGGCTATGCCGCCAAAGGTTCTTCACAAGAAGGCGAGCCGCCGAAGGGCCAAGACGCATCCGAAGCAGTGTTGTTCAAAGCCACACACGCGCCGCAGTACGCGCCGTTGCGGGTGTAACCACCGACAAGCGCGACCGCAAGGATCGCCACGTTGATCCAGTAATAGCAACAACGATATGTTGAAGCACTGCTGCCGACAGTTTTGACAAATCGCCCATAGCGCGTCATCAATGTGTCTTTCTGCCATCCTTCTGTCTTGCACGCTGTTCCAACTTTTATGTAGTCCTTCCCTGTCAGGTTATAAGGCGGCGACATCTTCACTTTTATTGTTCCGTTGTCGCACAAATAGCCCACAAGTCTGTCCCAGCGGTTTCCCCATTGCTTTTCGCAATAGAACACCTTCACTTCGTGCGTTCCGTCATTGTAGCCGAAGAACTGTCCTTTTGCGTCCAGTGTTCCTGTCGTAACTTTTCCGTAGTCTTTTGATGAATCATTGACATATGTGTTACATACGCCCTGACCGAACTTCGCCTGAAAGTTTTCAGATTTACTGATCAATGTCAGAAGGCTTTCGATCAGGTTTCTTCTGCTCCATGAAATGATTGTCCAGCCTGTTCCGTTCGCTGCTGCCCTGTTGATCTCTGTCTGCGCGTTCGTGTTGCAGTCCAGCTTCTTTCCTGACAGGCTGCGAAGTTTTGCGCCGTCATAGCTGCCGCCGTACATAGGCATGTACATATGATCTGCGATTGTTCCGTCTTCGCGCATGAATGCGTCTGCGTTGTAGTTGCTGTCAACTCTTGTGTCAGATACAATGATATACTCATAATTTCCGACTTCATACTGGCACAGCCACATCAAAGGAAATTCAGACATCGCATTCAGTGTCGTTGATGCGTCCCCGACATCTGATGCAGTTCCGTCCAGCTTCTTTGAATGGTCTGTGTGGTTTAACTCATACGCAATTGTTCTGTCTGCCTTCAGCATGACTGGTCTGTTCTGCTTAACGAAGAACACTTCGCCCCATGAACCGAAGTCGAATGATCCGTCTGTGAAGTTCATCTTTGCTGGTGTGAATCCTGCTGCATCATACAGATATGTGATACGCGTGTCAGGATTGCTGTCAGCCTTGTTGATCTTGATTCCATATCGCTTGACATTGCTGAATTTTCCATCTTTATCCTGAAGCTGTGCCAGTATTCCTGTTGTGTCAGCCTTCACAGCGTCAAGCGTTTCTTTGTCTGCTACATATAGCCTTGCCATTTCTTTTTCCTCCTGTTACGTTGTTTCTTCCAAGTACACAAGCCCTGCTTCAACGCCGATCGTGTACTTCTTCCCTGTTGCAGAATCCGACATTGAATTGATTCCCTTCTGGATGTCCTTGCAAGCTGCTGCGGCTGCTTTCGCGGCTGCTGCCTGCTGCTGTGCCGACTGTGCTGCTGCGTTCGCGGCTGATGTCGCCTGCTGCATGTTGTTGTTGAAGTTTTGAATCGTGTTGTACATTGTTTCAAGTGTCGGCGTATCAACAACCGCTGGAAGATCAAGAAACTTGTCTTTTCCGTTTCCGATCCTCAATATGTACTTGCCTGATGTGGTTTCTTCAACGCCCCATTCATTTACTTCAAGGATGCGTCCTGAAGCCTTCCAGTTCGCTGTCGTGTCCTTTTTCGGTCTGACTGTCCATGTTGCCATCGTGTTTCCTCCTTCCTACACTGTGCCTGCATCTGCTTCGCATTCCTCTGTTGTGAATGCTGTGCCGCCGTCACAAGTCATCGGATCAACGCTGAACGCTGTGCCACCGTCAATCGTGCTTCCGACTGCTCCCTTGATGTCCAGCATCTTTTCATACATCTTCTGCAATTCTTCCTGTGACTTGTATGTCGCTTCAGCGCGTGCCGCCGCTGTATTTGCTGCGCCTGCTGCCGTATTTGCTGAAGAAGCTGCGCTGTTTGCTGCTCCTGTCGCTTCCTGCATGATCTGAAGCTGCTGTTGTCTTGCCGTTTCAGCAGTTTCCCTTTCCTGTTCGCTTTTCTTTCTTCGTGCTTCAGCGTTGATCCTGTCAACCTCTGCCGATGCTCTGGCAGCTTCAGCAACCTTCATCGCGGCTTCAACATTCAAGATGTCATTCTTTGTCGAAACGATGTTGTCGATGTACTGCTGCACTTTCTTTTCCAGTGCTGTGATCTCGTTGCAGCTTTCAATCGCAGCGTCATTTCTATTCGTTTCTTCAATCTCAATCGTGAACGCCTGTGAAGATAACACATACACGTTTTGTGCGTCCCTGATCTCAATGTCGCAGTGTGCTGTTCCTGCTGCCGCAAGTGCCTGATTTGTCAGTTCGACCATGACTTTGTTGTCGGTCACTGTGCATTCGTTATAACAAAAGTGTTTGTCTGGCTTTTTGATGTTCGCAATTACGATGTACCCTGTCGGGATTGTGAACACCTTGCCATTGTTTGTTAGTGCGATCCTGATGAATCGTGTGCGCTTGTCGCCCTGCTTCGCTGATGCCATATACAAGCGTTCATCGCCTGTCAGTTCCAGTGTTATGTCAGTTATTAGCTGCATCGCCATTGTCGTCCCCTCCTTCCTGATCGGTGTCAGGTTCGGTCTTCAATGTCTTCTTTGCTGCTGCCTTCGCTTTTTCAAGTTCTTCCTTCAGCCGCTTGATTTCCTGTTGTGCATCGTTCACTTCTTTGTTGTATGCGTTCAGCAGTTCCATCTTTGATTGTGACTTCACTTCAGACAGTATGTCAGCCAGCACGCCTTCCATGACTGTCGCTGACAGATCGTGTTCTGTGCTGATTGTTGCCATTGCGTTCAGGATTTCCCCTTTCGCGCAAGCAATTCTTTGTTCGATCGGTTTCATGTGCCATCCTCCTGTTATTCCAGCGCAGCTTCCTGATATGCAAGTATCAAATCCAGCTTTGAATCCATCTGCGCAAGCATCGTGTTTTTGATCTGCTGTTCCTTTGTTTCTGTTTCTTCTTCTGTGATCCCTCTTTCGCCTTCAGGCAGATCAAGGATCATTTCTTTTGTTTCCGTCTTTGTATCTTCTTCGATTATGATTTCTTTGCTCATTATATATTCGCGCTCCCTTGTGGTACTGCTGTAATCATTCCACCTCTGACACTGATTGATGATGTCGTCCAGCCGACTGTTCCGTTTCCGTTGTCGTGAATTTCTGTCACTATCGGTATGCTTTTACCATCTGCCACGCCGTAGCCGTTTATATTGACATCATGAAGATCGACATTGTACATGTCGAACCAATGACCATAAAAGTCGCATCCCAGATGGATGCCGTACTGGTCATATATACTATTCGCGCGTGAGAAGCACAGCATTGTTGTGTATGATCCTGCGCCCTGTGATTTCATCTGTGCAAATGCCATGTATTTGCCCTGATAGTCCAGATCGAACACAAGCCCTTTGTGCGCGTTGTTCCCCGACCATTCGTTTGTCCCTATTTTCCCAACATAATACCCATCACGATAGAAATGATTTCCTCGTTCGTCAAATACTGCTCTTTTTTCTGCTACCGTCACATCGCCGTTGTAGATTGCAAGCTGACCATATTCCAGCTGAATGTATTTGCTGTTATTATTCCAAGCCACACGCACGTTGTAGGCGTTCTGTGTGATCTTTGTTCCGAACTCCGAATTGTTGACCTTCTTGTTGACTTCAGTCGTGATGCTGTCGGCTTTTAATTTGATAGCCGCGTTCATTTCCTTTGTCGTTGAATACTCTTTCAGCTTTTTATCGGTTTCATCGTTCGCATTTTCTTCAGCCGTGTCCGCTGCTGACTGTGCCAGTTCGTTTGCACTCTTAATCTTCTCTGTGACTGTCGTCTTCGTTTCATAGGTCTTTGACACTGAAAGATCAATCGCTTCAGCCTGCACCTTGATAGCCGCGTTCATTTCCTCTGTTGTTGAATACAATGTCAGTTTTTCGTCCGTCAGGTCATTCACGCTTTTAATTTTTTCAGTGACGCTGGTCTTTGTTTCATACACCTTCGACACTTCCAGATCAATTTCTTCTGCCTTCAGGTTGATTGCAGCCTGCATCTGTTCTGTCGTGCTGTATTCCGTCAGTTTTTCATCGGTCAGATCGTTCACACTCTTGATCTTCTGGTCAACAATGGTCTTCGTTTCATAGGTCTTTGACACGCCCAGTTCGATTTCTTCCTTCGATGCTGTTATGTGTGTTTCGACTTCTGTTTTCGTGTAATATCCATCTTCAAGAACTTTCTTCGCGCTGCTGTTGGCGATCTTGATTGCTTCTGACTTCGCCTGATCCGTTGCTTCCTGCTGTACTTCAGCAAAAGTCTTCGTTGCATTTGAAAGTTCGACAGTGTTGCTTTGTGGGCTTTCTGGATATTCCGTCAGCTTCACAATTCGCTGCTTCTCTTTTGTCTTCGTTGACTTGCTGATCATCCAGACAGTGTCGCCGATGTCAAAATCAAATACGCTGCTGTATTTCTTTGATTGCCTTGCAAGGTCAATCACATCTGCTTTGTATGCGACATAAGGCTTCGACATTTCTTCCAGCTTTGCGATTCCATCTTCGATCAGGCTTGTTGTGTTTGTGTATCTTTCATCGCTCCACACATATGTCTTGATCTTGCTGCTGTATTGATAATTTTCAAGATCGGGTTTGCCAAGCCATTCGATTCCGATTCCATCTTTACCAAGTGGGATCAGCCGTGTATAAAAATCATATGTGTCTGAAGTCACTGTCAGCTTCTTCAGGTTCAGTCCTTCGATGAAATATCGTCCGCGGTCTGCTCCGATCTGTTCGTATATATCAATCGTCTTTTCAAGGCTTCTGATCTTGCATTCAACGCGGTATGTTGACAAGCAGTCTTGAAGGACGTCCCATGCGTTTGTTTCTTCATCCTTGTTGATCGTCCTTTTCTTCGTGATCTGGCACACGCCAACCTTCCAGCCTGTTCCTTCAAAAGCAAATTCAAGGCACGCCCTGATCGTCTGTTCCTTGCTTTCAAACCCATAAGGGAACACCGCCCCTTCAAGTTCTTCGACATTCAGCTGCGCTGTGTACTCATTAAACTGCACACCTGTCTTCTTTTTCCTGATTACATATTCATCATCTTTTGTCCTGATGTAATATTCTTCTTTCAGTTGGTCAACCATTTCGCCATCTGAAGGATATTTGAAAGACAGTTCCCTGTCGCCAGAATTAAGCGTCTTCACGATCTTGCGATCTTTGAAGCCCTTCAGGATTCCGACACGCTGCTTTTTGTCATTAAAAATCTGCATCTGTCTTCCTCCTTATATCCACATAGGCTTGTACCTGATCCGAACGACTGCATCTGCGTTTGAAAACTTCAGGGCTGTTTGCTGCTGCGCGATTGCTGGGAACTTCCACAAGTCAACACTTCCGAATGCGTCCGCGCCATTGTTCGTGATGCGTCCTTCTTCTCCGTCAATGATGATCGTCTGCCCTGCTGCCAGCTGTTCCACGATGATGTCGTCTTCAAATCCACTGATTTTATAATTCTTCAACGCCTTCTTCGCATAGACTTCAATGATCGCTGGTGCTTTTCTTGTCCCTTGTCGATCAATCGTTGTCTGTGTGATTCCGTCATATTCCAGATTTAATTCATCATCAAAAAAATAGCCTTCAAGAACGATGTTCAGCTTGTATCTGGTTTTCACTTTCATTTTTGAATAGTCGCTGCTTGCTGTGTATGCCTTGAACTTTCCTTTGTAGCCATCCACTTCCAGCACGCTTGACTTTGTGAAGTTTTCCAGAAATGCTGACATCTTCCTGATCAGGCTGTTTCTATCCTTGCCCCTGAAGTACATGCACAGCTTCAGTTTTCCCAGTTCCATGTCTGTTTCAAATTCTGTCGGAAGGATCGCGCCTGTCACGATCTCATAATCGACAGCAAGCGAAGGCGGCAGCACTTCGGCTGTCAGCTGCTTCGCATTGTATTTTCTTGCGTCTATACCATTAACTTTCATACTGCCTTACCTTCCTTTCCTTTTATCTTCCACAAGCTGTTCATCCACCTTCGTGTATGTTTTGCTTGCAATTTCTTCGCCGTCAATATATGTGTAGCTTTCGACTTTCACGTTTGTTCCTGATTCAATCTTTTTCAGCTTTTCATCAAGCATTGTGTTTAATTCCTGATAGAATGGCTTCAGCGGAAGGATCGCTTCGCCGCCTGTTTCTGGTTCTCCACCAGCAAGCAGCGTGTTTCCGTTCATTCCGAAGATCATTGAATCATTCATAATCGCACCATTCTTGTACCAATCTATCGAAAAATGTGGCACTGAAGGTGGATTCAGGCTGAAGCTGCCTGTGATCTTCGGGTGCGGCAATTTCAGCTTCGGAAGTGACCAGCTGAAGTTGAACTTCGACTTGATCGCTTCGATTGCATTATGCACTGCATTCTTTGCAGCGTTGATCGGTGTCGTGATTGCATTCTTGATCGCATTCCAGACTGATGTTGCCGTTGACTTGATGCTGTTGAATACATTGCTGACTGTTGACTTCACACTGTTGAATACATTGCTGACTGTGTTCTTGATTCCATTCACAACACTGCTGATCGTGCTGCTGATTGCATTCCAGACTGAAGACACTGTTGACTTCACGCTGTTGAATATGTTGCTGACAGTCGTCTTGACCGCATTGAACGCTGTCGTGATCGTGTTCTTGATGTTGTTCACGATTGTTGACACTGTCGTGCTGATTGCATTCCAGACTGTCGAAAATACATTGCTGACCGCGTTCCACACTGTCGTGATGATGTTTTGGATCGTCTGCAATGTTGTCTGTATTCTAGTACTGATTGTGTTCCAGACTGTCGTGATCACGCCGCTGATTGCATTCCAGACTGTCGAAAATACACTACTGACCGCATTCCACACTGTCGTGATGATGTTCTGCACTGCTGTGATGACTGTGTTTATCTTTTCTTTGATTGCATCCCATACTGTTATGATCGTATCTTTGCAGTTCTCCCAGATGAATCGGAATGGTGCTGTGATTATCTGGAAAGCTGCGCTGAAAAATTCTGCAATCGCCATGATCACAACTGTGATCACATTCTTGATCGTTTCAAAGACTGTTGATACAAAGTCCCTGATTGTCGTGAATATATTGCTGAAGGTGTTCCAGATGCCTGTCAGTACATCTGAAATTGTCGTGCTGATCGCTGTCCACACTGTCGTGACTGTGTTCACTATTCCGTCAAGTATGCCAGAAAAGAACGATACAATGCCATTCCAGATGTTTTCAAAGGTTGTCTTGATACTGTTCCACACTTCGTCCCATGACGTTCCAAACAAGCCCAGAAATGCGTCAACAACGCCTTTGATTGTGTTCAGAATGTTGCCGATATATTCCTTCAGCCCATTCCACACGCTTTCAAATATGCTTTTCACTGCGTCCCAACATCCCTGCCAGTCGCCTGTGAATAATGACACGAAGAAGTCGAACACGCCTGTGATTACATTCAGCGTTGTTTCAATGAAGATTGCAATATTATTGAACACTCCTTCGATGATCGGTGCTAATACATTGCAGAAGCCTTCCCAGATTGCCTTGACCACTTCCCCGAAGTTTTCAAAATCGAAGCCCAGCGAATTGAGTTTGTCAGTTATGTGCTGCCCGAACTCTGTGAACACCGACTTGATCCTGTTCCAGATTTCCGTGATCTTATTTCTGAAGTCTTCATTCGTCTTCCACAGTGTCACAACGACTGCTGTGATCCCTGCGATTGCTGCTATTGCAATTCCGACTGGCGATGTGATCGCTGTAAGTGCGCCTTTTAATACAGACATGCCGCCTGTTGCGCCGCCTGCTGTTGTTCCCATTTCAGCCAGCTTTCCGACAACTTTTCCGACTCCCTTTGAAATTTGCCCCGACACTGTGATCGCTTTTCCTGTGATCGTCAGTAATGGTCCTAGTGCTGCCACAACGCCAGCAATCTTCAAGATTGTTTCCTGCTGCTGTGGGCTTAATGATGCGAACTTGTCCGCAAGTTCTCCGATCTTCGCCACTGCCTTTTCCATGAATGGCATAAGCGAATTGCCGATTGTGATTCCGACATCTTCCAGCTTTGACTTCAACTGTGTCAGTCTTCCCAGCAAGTTGTCCTGCATTGTTGCCGCCATGTCAGAAGCTGTTCCATCGCAGTTCTGAAGTGCTTCAGAATAATCGCTGAATGACATTCCCGATGCAATCGCTTCGTCTGACAGTCCTGACATGATCGTCTGCAATGCACTGAACTGGTTCGTTCCTGCGATTGTCTTTGCAAGGTTCGCTTGCTGTTCGTCTGTCAGGTTGTTCCATACTCCGCGCACGCCTGTCAGAATACTTGACAAGCTGTTCATGTTGCCCTGCGCATCGTACACTTCAACGCCGTACTTCGACAATTCCGTTGCGCATCCTTTTGTGTCTGTCGCAAGTCTGGTCATAATAGCGTTCAGGGCTGTTCCTGCTTCTCCGCCCTTCACACCAGCGTTCGCCATTGTCATCAATACTGCTGTTGTTTCTTCTACCGAATAGCCCATTGAAGCCGCTGTCGCAGCGCAGTTCTTGTATGCTTCGCCAAGTGCTTCGGTTGTTGTGTTTGAATGGCTCATTGCGTAAGCCATTTCATCTGCGAATTTTCCAGCGTCCTTCGCCGATAGTCCGAACGCTGTCAAGTAGTCTGTTACGATGTCTGAAGCTGTTCCCAAGTCCATCGCCGATGCTGCTGCAAGATTCAGGATGCCGCCGATACCTTCCAGCATGTCATCTGTCTTCCAGCCAGCAAGTGCCATATATTCAAACGCTTCGCCTGCTTCGGTTGCTGAATACTTTGTATCACGCCCCCACTGCCTTGCTGATTCTGTCAGCTTGTCAGTTTCTTCCGCTGTTGCTCCGCTGATTGCCTGCACTTTAGACATTTGCTGTTCAAAGTTTGCCGCAACTGTTACCGATGCCGCAGCCACGCCGCCGATTGCGGTTGTGACTTTCATCATGTGCTGTCCTGCTGTCTGCACTGCCTGTCCGACTTTTCCAGCCTTTTCCGCGTATTCATCGAACTTCTGACGTGCAAGTTCCGCATTGACATCACGAAGCTGCACTTCCATGTTCGCAAGGTCAGCTTCAGCCTGTGTGACTGCTGCGCCCTGCTTCTTCACTGCCGCTTCGTATTTCGTTGTTTGCGCTTCTGTTGTTGCCAGCTGTTTTTCCGCTTTGTCCAGCTCTGTTTTTAATTTCTTTGTTTCCTCTGAATTTTCGCCAGTCGCTTCCTTGCTTTCCTCATAGGCTCTTGACAGTTCTGCGACTTTTGTCTTCAGTTCTTCGCTTTTTTTCTTGTTGTTGTCCAGTCGTGTTGTCAGCGTTTCATAATGTGTTTTACAATCCGCGACTTTTGTCTTCTGGACATCCATTTTCTGTGTAAGTTCGCTGATCTTTGCCTTTAACGCGTCAGATTTCGTGCCGTACAGCTTTGCATTTGCCGCAGCAAGGCTGTATTCTGACGACAGCTGCTTCATACTTGCGACCGCCGCCTTCATTGCTGCCTGATATTCTGACATTGAAGCACCGATCTTGATTGATGCCTGCGCCATATATGCACGTTCCTTTCATCACTTCTCGTTGATGGTCTTGATCTCGAACGCCACATGATCCAAAAGGCTCATAATATCCGACTTCATAACATTTGAAAGTGAATCGTTCAGCCCTTTTATACACAATTTCACAACCCTGTCCACATTGTCGCGGCATACTTTCCAGATGTTTTCATCGTCAAGCTGATTTTCAGCTTCGTTGTATCCGTTTTCTTCATCGTATTCATCGAATGCCGACTTTTCCTTCTCGACTTCCTCTGGTCTGTTCGGGTTTAATTCAAGGAATTTTTGCGTGATGATGTCCTGCATCACAAAATGAATCATCTTTGCTGCTGCCAGCTGTTCTGCGACATCTGCCTTCAGCACTTCCCTTTCGGATATTCCGAAGACCATTTTCATAATTGCCGCATTGAACTGAAAAGCCGATGCAACATCATCGCCGCCATTCTTTTCCATTAGTTCTGTGTATGCTCTGTACTTTTCAACCGACACTGATGCGCATATGTATTCTTTTTCATTGCAGATCAGTGTCAGTTCGGGTATTATTTGCCATTTGAAAAATTTTCTTGTAACTTCTCGACCTTTGCATTGACCTCATCGCCTAATGATGTTTCTATTGACGCAAATTCCATGATAATTGCAGCCACGCCCAGTCCTGTGTCCTTGTCCTTCAACTCGTCAACAGTGAACTGGTTGCCGTATACCATGCAGATGCAATCCATCATCTTTCGGAACTGTGCGGCTGTATACAGTCCGTTCTTCTTTTCAGTTCCCATGATGTCGTCCCTGATCTCAAGATATTCCATGTATGTGTCAACATCCATCTTCGGCATTTCATATTTTTTGTTGTTGATAATTACTTCATGTTTCATGTGTTTGCCCTCCTATTGTTCTTTTACGCTGCTTCTGTTGGCTCTTGTACTTTTCCGAACCAGTTTTTGATCGCTGCTGCTGCGTCCGTGTGTTCTGCCAGAAGGTTGCTTTCGTCAACCTGTGTTTCAAAGTTTCCGTCACATGCGCGTTCATAGAAGCTGCCCTTTAGTGTTGCTGTCTGTGTTGTGACTTTATCTTCCTGTGTCTGGTAGTTGTCGTCATATCCCTGTCCGAATGTTCCGACATAAAGCCATACAAATTCATATTTGCCATTCAGCTTCTTTGCTCTATATCCGACAGCGACTTCAGGTGCTTTGTCGTCCTTGTTTTTTACAAGCCAGCCTTTTTCGTATAAGTGACCGAATAACATTGCTTTGTCCTGCGGTGCAAGGGAATTGACTTCAAACTCCACATCTGTTCCTTCGTAGGTTTCAACTGTGTCCTCCACTCCGTCATCGCTGTAAATCTTTTCAACGCTGAACTTGTCAGACACTTTTCCCGAAATAGCACGCGCAAGTTTGACTGGTGTGCCTGCTGCATATGCTGTCGCATCGTTCTGTGTTACTGGTGCGACATAGATGTCGCGAAATGACTTTGTTCTCGATCTGATGATCTGCTTTCCTGCTTCACTCATTCTTCTTCGTCCTCCTGTTCTGCTTCTTCTGCCGCCATGAACCTTGCGGCATTCATAAATATTTTTGTATCTGTTTCAAGATTGTCATTTGCGCCCATGAATGCGAATCCTGCCTTTTTCATAAGTCGCTTGATTCTCTTTTTTAGCCTGATTTGATCTGTGCTTGACCAGATGCACACTTGCACTGCTGCAATCTCGACTTCTTCGTCATCGTCCGAATGTTCGCCGCCGTAGTCCCCCAGATTCCACACAGTCACATGCAGTCCCTTGATGTCTGCGTCATACCAGCCCTGCTGCACTGTGATTCCTTCTGCTTCCAGCACTGCAAGCGCATCCAGTGTCTTCTTCACAATGTCCATGTGTCATCCTCCCAGCTTTTCACTCAATAACTTCTGATATTCCTGATCCGCTATCGTGTCCCACTGTCCGCGGCATTCTTCCATTGTGTTGTAAAGGAAGTCTTGTGGGGGCTGTTTCGTTGTCCCCCACTCTACAAATTTCATGTAAAACCAATTTTCAGCATCGCCTAGAAGCGTCCAGCCGACTTCGCCGCCTTTTGTTGTCGCTTTCGTGGGGATATTATCCGCAGCGTGTCCAGAAGGTCTGTATCCCTTCTTTCCTGACTTTGAATTGTCTGCTGACCTTGCCATAACCGCCTTCATTCGTGGTTCGGTATAATCAACAGAACGCTGGAATATCTGCTTGTTTGTCTTTCTGATTTCTGAATCGCTCGCAAGCGTTTCCAATCTGTTTTGAAGTTCTTTCAGTCCTTCAAATTCAAAAGTCACTTTCATGCTGCTTCCTTTCCGTGTCAGAATCTGACACATCTATGTGACGCGGTTCGCCTTCAGCTGTACATATTGCTTGTCATTCTGTCTGAAGTCCCTTGCGAAAATATTGTATTTTTCGTCTTCGTACTCCACGAAGTAGTCCTTCAGGTGTGCTGCTATCTCTTTGACCTTTTTGCAATACCTGATCTTGTCAAACACGATTGTGTCTTCCAGTCTGATTTCTATTGCCTTGTACAGTTCTTTTCCGTAAAGGCTGCCGATCTCGCACCAGCATTCGTGATACAAGATCGGTTCTGCTTCCACTCGCCTTCCATCAACTTTCCCATACTGATATTTGTATATTTTGATCCTTGCGCTTGACATATCACTTCAACCTTTCTTTCAGCATCATCGACTGCACCGCGAATCTGACTTTGTCGTCTGTTGGTGCTGTTCTGTCCCTGTTGTCGTAGGCTTCTTTGACATACATGCAGATCAATAACTTCTGGCGGTTCGTGAGTGCTTCAGGATTGAAGTCTTTGATCAGGTCTGTCATTTCTTCCAGCACTGCTGCATAAATCAGTTTGATCACTTCATCGTCATCGTCATAGTCGATACGACAATATGCTTTCAGTTCTTCCAGTTCCATGTCTTTTCCTCCTCTCCTGAAGCCTGCTGCCATTAACCAGCAACAGGAACTGTGATTTCTCCCTTGATGACTGCTTCTTCATCAAACGCCTGCACATCGAATCTGTCACGCACCTTGATTCCTGTCTGGTCTTTCGCCCATAAATCGCCAGCTTCGGTTGAAAGTTCGATGCTGATCTTCTCGCGGTCAAATAAAGTGATTGCTTCCTTCAAGTCGCCCATATAAAGTGGGTACTTGTACGCTGACACATTGCTTCCATCAGTCTTCACTTCGACATTCTTCAAAACTTTGTTGCTGACCTTCTTGATCGGATATACACCAAAAAGAAGCATCTTTGTTTTGTCTGTGACGTCTGGCTGCAAAATGTAGTCGCCGCGTTCATCCTTTAATGTGTCAAGATAGTTGAATCCTGACTGGTTTGTCAGAACTATTGAAGACGCTGCAATCGCTGGATCAAGTGTCACATTGAAAACTGTCTTCAGATCGTCCACAGTGCTGATTGCAACTTCTTTCGTGTTTGTAATCTCTGCAAGTTTCTTCAGGATCGCAGCGTTTCTTGTGGCTCTTGACTTCTTCGCGATCCACTTATTCAGGAAGCCCAGAATGTTTTCTGCTGTGTCCTGAAGAAGTTCGCGTGTTACTTTCAGGATGCCGCCCTTCTTGCCGATCTTGTACTTGATCTGTCGCAATTTCGGTGTTTCTTCCTCTCCGAACTCTGCTGCTTCATCTACATCGTCCCATGGTGTTGAATCTGCATCTTTTTCAAGCACTCTGCTTCCTGATAATGTGCTGACAGGTTCAACATTGACATACTGTTCAAGGTCATCATCTGTCCTTCTTAATTCGTGGATGTCTGTCTGAATGTCCTGTGGGACTGTGAAGCCGCCGTCCTCGTCTGTCTTCTCCGACATTGCATCCATGATTTTCTTGTCTTTCTCGTCCATTTTTGTCTTGCGCATTCCGCAGACAATACGATTGACAAATGCACGCGCAATGTCTTTCTTTGAAGGTGCTTTGTCTTTTCCTTCAACCCTTGTTGCTTCGTCCTTGTCAAGCTGGTCTTTGATGCTCTCGTCCTCGTCATCCTCTAAATCCATAAGGATGTTGAAACGATCCTGCATGTCCACAAGTTCTGCTTTTGCTTCCTTTGCTTCCTTTGTCTTTCCCTCATTCACAAGGGCTTTGATTGCGTTCTTTTTGTCGTTGATCTTTTTTAATAACGCTCTTGCTTCTTTGCTCATTGCTTTTCCTCCGTTTTCTTAAATTCCATACATGTACAGATCGCCCAGAATTTCTTCTGTTTCGTCTGCCTGCTGTTGTCTTGCTTCGATGTCTTCAGCTGTTTCAGTCTTCATTCCTGCTGGCGCATGTTTGAATCTGTCTATCATGTAGCCGACACATGCTGCGACTGCTTCCGCTGATTCATCCACTTTGATGTTGAAATAGTCTGAAGCACGACACTCTGATGCTTCGCTTTCCGACATCCATGTTTCTGCATTGATCAGCTCTTCAAGCTGGTCTGCTGTCACGCCTTCCTTTGCTTTTGTCATGTAGATGTCTGTGATCATCTGCTGACAGCTGTCAAGCTGGCTTATAACCGCCGCGAAGTCGTCTGCATTGCCCCACGCCATTGTCAGTGGCTTGTGAATCATAATCTGTGCGCCTGTTGACACAACAATGTCATCGCACGCCATAAGGATCACGGATGCGATTGACGCTGCAATTCCGTCCACAATGCCTGTGATATGTCCTTTGTGACGTTTCAAAATGTTGTATATGCCAATTCCTGCGAATACATCGCCGCCACAGCTGTTGAAGTACACTGTCAGTTCTGCATTGTTGTCAATGCCGTTCAGAAAGTCCGTGATGTCCTGTGGACAGGTGTCTTCTGATGTCCACTTGTCCCACGCCGAAGATACAATGTCGCCGTATATGTACAGTTCAACGCCGCCTGCTGCCGCGTCTTTGATCTGCATGAAGCCGACATTTTCAATCGTTCTTTTCGTTCGATTTCTTCTTGTGAAGTTCATTTTCTTCGCCATCGTCTTCCCCTCCTTCCTGATCGGTGTCAGGTTCATTCGTTTCGGCTGTTTCCTGCTCCTGTTCATCCTGATCCGTATTTTCGCCGCCTTCTGTGTTTGGCTCATTTATAGGATTGTCAGAATCGCTGTTTTCTTCAGTGTCCTGTTCTTCAGCTTTGTCATATGCCGCCCCGACTTTCGTCAATGGCACATAAGTTCCATTAACAATCAATGTGTCGCCGCCTTCCATGTCCATCAAATCAAGTTTTCTTCTGGCTTCGTTTACTGTTTCGATGCCGTTGTTGATTCCTTCTTTCAGGATTTCCATTTGTGTTTTGCTGTCGGTACGAAGCAATACTTTTTCATTCATTTTGAAGTACAGTCCGTCTTCCGTTTCGTCATCCGATAATAGCTTGTAGTTCACTTCTTCTTCGTACTGCTTCAGTACGAAAAGCATTGTGTCCACATAGAATGACAGCTGCTGCATTTCCGAATTGCTGTATGATGATTTTTCATAGTCGTTGATCTGGTTCGGCTTGATTCCGAACGCTGCTGCAATCTGAAGTGCAGAATATTTCTTCAATTCGATGAACTGTGAATCTGTCAGTTTAATATCCAGTGGTGTCAGTTTCATTCCTAGCGGCACAGGAAGAATCTTGCCTGTGTTCTGACTTCCTGCTCCGAAGCGTTCAAAAGTCTGTCGCAGCTTTGTGACTGCATCTTCATTCAGTTCGCCTGTGTATTCCAGCACCGCTTTCGCTGTCAATCCGTTTTTGTACAGATTATTCAGGAAGCGTTGTGATTCAATCACGCCTTCAACAGTCTGCTTCAGGATGTATTGAACTGGTAGTCCGACTATTCCGTTCAGGCAGTGTGAAGTCTTGAAGTGCAAGACATCTTCCGTCCTGAATATGTACTGTTCGCCTGAATATTCATCACTGTACAAGTACCAGATTTTCCCTTTGCCTGCGAAAATGCCTTTGTCGTCAACTATGATCTGCACCCTGTCCGATGGCATGATCCACATGTCCAGTGCTTTATATTCTCCACCATATTTCTTGCGCTTGAATTTCCTGCGTACATAGACATATGCGTTCCCATAATGGTTTCTGTTCATTTCTACAGCGTTCCAGAAGGTTGTCGGTGTCATAAAAGGGTTCGGACGCTGCTTCATAAGCCTTGCAATGTCGTTGTCTATCGGCTCACTGATGCCCTTGTTTGTTTTCTGGTACAACTTCCATGGCATTTTCGCGACTGTTTCTGACATCATTTTCAAACAAGTGAAGTATGTCACGTCAGATGTTGGCTTCTTGCTTTCACTGTCGCGCTTAATCCCAACCCATTCCAGAAACGATTCATCATTCAGTGTTGCTGTATCTGTTTCAATATTCATTCCGAATGCTTTCATAATTCCTTTGTTCAGTGTTTTCCACATGTTCAACCTTGCGCACCTCCCTTCTGTCGCAATTTCTCTGTTCCTGCAAACCAAATATCAAGGTATCTGTTGACATCTGGCTTGATTTCGCCCTTCATTGCCATCATCCATGCATCAATGATTGCATCCACGATGTCGATTCGCTCTGTTGCATATTCTTTATCAATTTTTATTTCCCCGAAGCTGTTTGAAGTCGTCTTCGCGTTTGCAATAGACCACTTTGTCGCTTCGTTTCCGTCATGTTCGACATGCCCTGCTTCCAGTTCCAGCCTGAAGTCAACTGTCGGATCGTTCAATTCTCTTGCCGACTGTTTCACTGCGATACTGTCAAATCCCAGTGCTTCCAAGTCTGTCAGGAATGCTGAAGCATTGTGCGGATCGTAACAAATCCACTGCACATCCAATTCATACAGCTTCACGATCTTCTGCAAGTACGCAATTATGTACTTATAGTCTGTTTTTACGCCGCCCATCGTTTCAGTGACTTCGACAAGCCCCTGCCTGATCCATAGGTCATACGGCACGCGATCCGTCTTGATGTGTTCTTCAACTCTCCTTTTCGGAATGAAGCTGTGTGCATGTACGAAGTAACATTTGTCTTCGCCGCGCATGAATGGGATCACGATTGCGATTGATGTCAAGTCGCCGCCTGATGACAGGTCAAGTCCGACATAAGCCTTCTGACCTCTGAAGTCAGCAAGTGTTTTCTTGACTGCTGCCTTCGTCCAGACATCCATGTCCTTGATATACACATCATTTGTCCACTGAATCCACATATTAAGCTGCTTGACGATGAAGTCGCGCAGCGATGATCCACCCATTTCCTTCGCTGTGTTGGCGATCGGGATCATGTTCTGCAATGCGTCCTTGTCATATTCAAGGATCGGATTTGCTTTGATCCAGTTTTCAGGTGTCCACATATCGTCAGATTCATTCATCTGTGCGATGTATATGAACTGTGAATCGTTCTTCGCAATCCCCTTCAGGACTTTCACGCAGTATTCGTATAGCGCGAAGCATGGCGATTTCAGGTCAAATCCTGCTGTCGTGATCACGCTGATCAGCGCCGACTTCATTTTCTTGATACCGCCTTCAAGCAGCTTGTACATCTGATCATCTTTATGCGCGTGATATTCGTCCACGATTCCCAGATATGGTCTGAATCCATCAATCGACTTCGTGTCGCCTGACAGTGCTTTGATCTTGCTGTGCGTGATCTTGCAGTCGATAGTCGAATTGTGTTCGTGTATCTTGAAACACTCCGACAGATCGCTGTCAGAATTGATGAATTTCACAATTTCGTTGAAGACGATCAATGCCTGATCTTTCTTTGTGGCTGTACAGTAAATCTGACCATATTTGTACTTGTCAAAATTGCCGTAGTACGCCGCAAGAATACCATTCAGGAATGACTTGCCGTTCTGTCTTCCCAGCTGTATATAACTGGTTCTGAATCGTCTGTGATGTCCGTCTTTTGTTCTCCATCCGTTCAGGCTTCCAAGTATGAAGCACTGGAACGGATAGGCTGTCACTGGCTGTTCTTCTTCGCCTTCCGCAATCGTCAGCGTTTCTGCAAAGTCAATGATCCTTTCAGCTTCTTCAACATCAAAATAATAGCGATATGGCGCAGCTTCAGCCGCTTTCATGTCGTCTATGTGTCTTTGACACGCAGCTTTGACCAGATCGCCAGCAACGATCTTGTCTGCAAGGACATCCAGTGCGTATTGTGTGGTTCTGTCCGTCATTTATCGCCTATGCAAATTTAGCGAATTTGTTTTCCTTCGGCGTTTCCTTGTCGGCTTTTGGCACTACAAGGCGACAGCGTGACGACACTGTCAGCCCGAAGTCCGCAGCACCCTGTCGGCACTGCTTAAAATAGCGATCCTGAAGAAGTGCCAGTCGTTCAACTGTACTGTTCACGACCTGTCTTTCAACAATGATCGGGTTTCCGTCCGCGTCATTCTCTTTGAACTCCATTCTGATCGTGAGTGGTTGCGACTTCATTTCTTCCGTTACCGCCACATAGTTTTCCTGTGCGATGACTAGTCTTGCCAGTGCATCAACATCAAGATTTGACACAAGGTCAATCGCGCGAAGTTCTTTCACAATCTTTTTGAACGTCTTTTTCTGTGAAGGTGTCAAATAAGACGGCGCAGTCACTTTGTCTGCTGCTGCTTTCACTTCCGTTCGCTGGCGTTCTTCGATTTCCGCTTTTGTTAGGTGTTTTTTGCCCTTTGCAATAACCAGTTCTATCGGTTGTCGTTGTCCTGCCATATCTTTCGCGACCTCCCTTCTTTGCTGGATTTCCTTGCGTTCGTGTCAGAATGTGACACACCCTTCTTGTAGGGCTTTGATCTGGATTTTTCGTGGGGAGTTTTCTCCACGGAAAGGGGGAAGCGCGACTAAATAAACTTAACCCGATACTTTTTCATACTCCCCCTGTCGCCTTCCAGTGGCGTTCTATCAGGTCATACAACATCTTTTGTGTCGCTTTTTTCGTCTGTTCATCCTTGCTGTACAAGGCTTCAATAATTCCATGACTGTGATTGCTCAATGGGATCAGATTGGTTGCATCAAGTCGTCTGTTCCAGTCGTCTTCAATAGGTGTGATATGATGCACCATGTCAGCTGTCTGTATTACATGCAGCACATAGAAGGCATATATATCAACGCCATCAAACCGCCTGATTGTTTCGGCTCTTGTCTTCCTCCACTCACTTGATACATAGAAGGCTGCTGTCTTCTTGTTTCTTCGGTGTTTGTTGTATTCCATGTGTCTTGACTGCTGCCCTGCTGCCTTCGCTGCACAGGCTTCACATTCAGCTATATTCTGTGGTATTAAAGCCCCACATCTGCACTTGTGAAATAACAAACCCTTGCACCGCCTTCCTACTGCTGCATATGCTTCATATATCCGTCTGTATAGGCTCTATACGCAGCCACTTATATATGCCCCTTATATATGCCCTATATATGCGCCCCTGTCAGGTATGCCCCTATATAAAGCCTTGTTTTTATGCTTCCTGTGGATGCCCTTATATAAGCACCCACATTCCGCAAATAAGAGGGCAGAAATGCAATAAAAAAGACCGATTCAACACTTCTGTGCTGTTTCGGTCTTTCTGTACAACATTTCACGATACTATTTTACTTTAGGATGTCCCCTATAAAAACCCCCACTTTTCCCACGCTTTTCCCATGCTTTCACTGTCGTTTTCCTCGAAAAAAGCCTTTTTTCAGATCGCGTTTTTCAAATTCCGTTAATTCCGAATAATTTGACGGACATTTTTTTCAAAATCGCTTTAGACCAGTTTGAAGGGCTGTTTTTTCCACAATTCAGCCGATCCGCAATCTCTTCAAAGGTCAATCCGTCAATATAGTGCATTCTGAACGCTTCAAACTTGTACAATGTGCCTTCTTTCCTGCTTTCGGCTTCCAGTTCGGTCAATGCCCTGTCAATGTTAATTATCATCATCGCCGTGACCATTTTTGCTTCCTTGACAGATTTCAGCTTTGCATTTTCGCCCTTCAGGACGCTGTATGCTGCTTCTGCGACCTCTTCTTCTTCCGTGATTGCATTATTTATATATTTTTTCAGGTCGATGTACGATTCCATCAATCTTCGTGTGTTATACAGTGTTTTCTTCTTCTCTGCCCTCTTTTCTTCGATTCTGACTTCAGCAAATGCCCTTCGCACCGCGATCCTGATTGCTTCCGTCATGTCCTGCTGTGTTTCATCGCTATTTTGCACATTGCACACCTTCTTCCCTACTTCTTAGGCTTTCGCCTTTTATTCTTTCTGGCTTTTTCAAGTGCCTTCGCCCTGATCATCGGCATTCCTTTCATTTTGCGCCTGTTGTTGCTGATTAGTTGCTTCCTGAACTGAAAAGATGTCATTCCTGCCTTTTTAAATGCTCTTTTTATTGCTTCGCCTGCCTGCACTGCCGTTTCTCCGATCTTCCTGAATGTTGTCGCCAGTGCTTCGCTGGTTCTGTGCGCCCATACGTCCAGTGATCCAAGAAGTTCCACAACTTCATCTTCTGTCAGCTTTCCTTTCTCTGACAATGCCTTGATCAGTTCGTCTTTCGACCATTCAGGATCAATCTTCATGTCATTCGTGATCGCCAGCAATCGCAGCACATCTGTATTGACGTTTCTTTCTTCTTTCTTCGGTTCTGGTTCTTCTGGCTTTGTTATTTCTTCAGGTTCTTCAACAACTGCTGCCCTGACAGCTTCCTGTCTGTCCTCTTTGATCATTTCCTGTGTTCTTTCAAGAATCTGTTCTGACAGATCATCTTTTTCTTCCTTCTGTGGCTTCGTATTCCTGCCAGTAAGCCTGTTTTTAATCTTTGTTGCATATTCCTTCAGCTTCATGTCTTTCACTCCTTCCTGCGCCTTTATGTAAAAGGCAAATCGTCAACGCCGTCTGGTATGTTCATAAAACCATCGCCGCTGTCTGGTGCTGGCTGTGGTCTTGATTGGTTGTCGCCTGCCGCCGCTTTACTTTCCGCAAACTCGACCGATTCAACAACAACTTCCGTTGTGTAAATCTTGCGACCTTCTTTGTTTGTATAGCTGCCAGTCTGAATGCGTCCTTCAATCACAAACTTTGTTCCCTGCTGTCCGTACTTCTCCATGAACTGTCCTGTCTTTCCGAATGCCACACAGGAAATGAAGTCAGCTGACTGTCCTTCCTGATCTCTCTGGACTCTCCTGTCAACCGCAAGTGTGAAGCGCGATATTGCCATAGGCTCTGCGCCTTCTGTATATCGTGTCTGTGCATCCCTTGTCAGCCTTCCCATCAATATGACCTTATTCATTCTTCTTTGCTCCTTTTTGTTCTTTGTTTCCTTTGACTGCTGCCTTGATTATCTCTGTAATAATCAAGATGATCAGTGCTGTCAGGACTGCTATGAATCCCAACTGCAATATAATCACGATAATTCCACCCAGATTGCTGATTGCTTCTTCAATCCATATACTTCGCATGTTTCTTTCCTCCTGTTATCTTCGACATATCATGTCTTCATAAAGTTTCTTGTAGGTGTCGCGTTCTGCTTCAAGCCTGATCATCTGCTCACGCGATGCCCCCCCCCGATTGATTTTCGACATATTCCTTCGTGTCTGCTCCTGCATCCAGTTTCAATGCAATTTGAAGCGCAATGTCGATCTGCTGCATTTCTCTGTCTGTCACGCTTCCGATCCTGTTATTCAGTCTTTCAACGCTGATTGTTGTCGGCTGTTCGCACAGTGCTTCAGATACCCTTCCAGTTGTTCTGATCGTCACATGTGTTGACATGTCCTTCTTCGGCTGTGATGTCAGGAACACAACGACTACATCACCGCTGTGTTTGTTCAGGAAGTCGGCCGACACAATGACGGCTGGTCTGTCCTTCCTGATCTCGTTTCCTCTCTGTCCTCTGTTGTTGTTGATATAATACACATCGCCGCGTCTGACATCGAACTGCTGCTGTGTCTTTGTGAAATGTTCATACATGTTTTTATTCCTCCGTATATTCTGCGTACTGTTCTTTTAGCATCTTTGCACGCGCCTGAATGTCGTCTGCAAGTTCTTTTTCTTTGTTTTTGTATGTCTGCGCCCTTGCTGGTCTTCTTGCTCTGATCGCGTTCTTGACTGCCGTCTGAAGCTGTCTGCGCTTCTGAATCGCTATTCGTTGTACCCTGTCAGTGATTGTGATTGTGTAATGTGTGCCACAGATCGGGCATTCATAATACTGTTCGATGATGTCGTTGTGTTCCTCGTCCTGTGTGATCACTCTGTTTTGAATCTCTATCATGTCAGGTGTGAATGTTGCCGCACATTTATCGCAGATTATTTCATTCATGCTGTTTCCCCTTTCTGCTGTTTATGCCTGCTGAATCTTAATCATTTTCAGCAAGAATCTTACTGACAGTTCTTCTTCTTTCTCTTTTCTTTCCTCTCTTGTCATGCCTTCCTTGTCGTCAAGTTCTGCAATCTCGTCCAGAATGTCTGCTGCTTCTCTGAATGTCTGCGCCATTTCCTTAATTTCTTCTTTTGACTGCATGTCTTTTCCTCCTATGCTCCATATTGTAGTGTTCTGTTGTCTGCGTCCTGTCCTGCGCCTGTTGCTGCTTCCTGAAGCGTTTCTTCGACTTCTCCCAGTCCTAAAATACAATAGCCGTCTTCAAGTGCTGATGATGTGATGCTTGTGTCAACGCAGATAATTGTCTTCTTGCACTGCTGCCCTGTCGCCTTGCCTTCCTTGAATGCAATCAGCGTCACTTCCTGTCCTTTTCTGAAGCTGTCGTCTTTCGTGATGATGTACGGCTTGCCTTCTTCAATTTCTTCAAATGCGCTTTGTGACATTCTGATGCACTTGTCCTTGTTGCTGTCCGAAGGAAGCTGCTGCATCTTTTCTTCGTCTGCCTTCTCGCGAAGTTTCTTTGCTGTTTCTCTGTCAATCGCGTCCTGTTCTTCGCTGTATCTTTCTTCTTCAGTCTTTTCGGCTTCTGCCTTGTTGATGTACTGATCACAGCTTTGACATGTTCCTGTCTTCACATTGCAGTCTGAATATCTCTTGCAGCTATAACACAGCGATGTGATGCTTTCAGGGTGTGCGTCTTCCCATTCGTCTTCGTCCTCTGTGTCCTCTGCATCGTCTTCAGGTTCTTCGATCTCTTCTTCTGTTTCTGTGAACTGGTCAATGTTCATTTGACCTTCAATCTGTTCCGCTGCTGCCTTTTCCTCCTGCTGCTGCTTGATCTCTTTCACTTCCTTGTAGGTCAAGCCGTTTTCCTGATAGCGTTCCAGCATTTCTGCTTGTGTTTCTTCATTCATTCCGCTGATCATATAGGCAGCAGAAAAAGTCAGGCGACCTTCTTTCAGTTCTTTTGAAAACTCAGGGATCAGACGCTTGTTGATGCTCTCGATCTGTGCAACCTTTGTCGGTGCTATTTTCAAGAAATATGCAACGACATCGCGAATGCGACCGCTGTTCAGGTCAATTCCCATGATCTTTTGTCCGTTTTCCTTCATGCGTTGCAATATTTTCTTCAGCTTGTCTTCTTCTTCCAGAAGGTCTGACACTGTCTTGTTTCTGTAATCATTCGCGATGATCAGGCGAAGTGTTTCTTCTTCCTCTGACGCTGGTGTCTGAATCTGACACGTTGCCTTTTCAAATTCTGTATAGCCTTTTTCAACAAGTATCTTCAGCGCACGCCATCGTCTTTCCCCTGCTATGATTCTATATTCGCCCCTGTCGCAAGGATCGTGGACGACTTCAAGATTTTCCATCAATCCAACAAGCAGAATCTTTTGTGCCAGCGGTTCGATGTCCTCAACCGAATAGAAGTTTTTATCATTGCTGTACATTTTATTGATGCTGACATCCTGTGTCCTGAAGTGTGCCTTCGGTGTGTTGTCCCCGACTGCTGCCTTCTTTGCGTTTGCGTTCAGCTGTTCCATTACATTCCACGCCATTGTCAGTCCTCCTGTTCTCTGAAACATATTTCTATTGCTTTCAGTTCTTTGTCTGTCGTGTTGCTTAGGTCAATGTGTGTGTCATTATCTGGATAGGCTTTTTTATTTATCATTGACCTGATCGTCTTTTTCAGTGCTTTTGTATCGACAACAATCTTCAATGTTTCCCTTGCCTTCGATAGTGCCATAGCGATCTGTCTGTCTGTCATTGGTTTGCTGTCAATCTCTTCGACCTGTTTCCAGAACTCTGTGTCTTCAATCTCATAAAATTGTGACATTCTGTCCTTGAATGCAGTCAGTCTGTTTTCCGCATACTCTTTCTGCTCTGCTGCTGCCTTCAGCTTTTCAAAGTCTTCAATGCTGATTGTGACTTGTCCTTTCAATTCCATCGCATTCCGTCCTCCCTTCTTCTCATTTTGTCCAGTTTCAATGTCACTTTCGGAACTCCGATGCCAGCTTTGCGAAGGTGTTCTGAAAGCCTTGCAAGGTCTATGACATAATTTTTTTCGTATATGTTGCCATGTATTTCGTCAACGTAGTATTGCGCTTCGTTGCCGTAGATCGTTATGTCGTTGTGTGCAATCAGAAGCGTCTTGATTTGATATGCAAGCGTCTTCCCTGTCCTTCTTCCTTCATACGGATATGTGATGCCTTCTGACAGGATATATTCTGACTGCCATGTTTCAAGTTTTATTCCCAGCGCATGTTCGATTCTGTCAAGTGTCTTTTCGTTGCAGCCGCACATATCCGAATGCAGCTTTGCGACTGCATTTCGTGTCATTGCGTCTGCGCCATATTCATCGCCGTCCGCTAATGTAAAGGAATACGCCTTGTTTGTTTTTGTGTTTTTGATGTACACAAGATTTCCTCCCAGCGTTCCTTCCGTCTGCCTGATTTCGACTTTCAGATTTTCTTCGTTTTCTGTGATTCCTGTGATTATCTCATACACTCCCATGTTCACACCTCTTTCATCAATTCATATGTTGCTGCACGATAGTCCTGCGTCACGATGCAGTTTTTTGAAAACTTTGGAAGCGGCACTTGTGCGACTGTTGACTTCTCTGCGATTATTGATCGCCTGATCGCTGTCGCAAAGCAATCGTGTCCTGACTGTGTTTTCAGCCATTCTTCAACCTGAAGTGTCGTCTGGTTCTTCTGACGCATCGTCATCAATACTTTCATGCGAATGTCAGGATTTATCCTTCTAAACGATGTCAGCTGACTGTCCATGTTTGCAGCGGCTTCAATCTCGAAGCCGCCGATCTTGACAGGCACGATCACAAGGTCTGCTGCAATCATCACATTTGTGACTGTCATGTCCATAATCAGACCACAATCAACAATGCAATAATCATATATAGTTCTGACTTCATTCATTGCTGCTGCAAATCGAAGAATCTGATCTTCTCCTTCTTCCTGAAGCAGTGTCATGTTTGTTCGCATCAAATATCCGTTCGCTGGTATTATGTCAATATTTCCATATGGTGTTGTTCGGATCAGGTCTGTTGTCGAATATGCGCCGCCTGCCGCCTGATGATTTTCAAGTAATTCCGACATTCCCTGTCCTTCAGGATCAAATCTGTCGTAAAGAAGTGATATGTTGCCCTGCTGATCCGCGTCACAGATCAGCACCTTCTTTCCTTTTTCTTCGCCCATTATGTAGGCGATAGCTGCTGCGGTCATTGTCTTTCCGATGCCGCCTTTTTGATTCATTACTGCTATTATTTTCATTGATGTGCTTTCCTCCTGTTTATTATTTTTATGTGTCTTCTTAACCTTCTCGCGTGTTCGTCCGTCACAATGTATTTGTCACAATCTTGAAGTCGCCTGTCTGTTCCTTTTCCGTCATAATGCTTGCAATAGTCACATGTGAAGCAAGGTTCTTTCATTTCTCCTGTGCATGTGTCTGGCGTTTCCACATTGTTTGCGCAGTGGCTACACACGCAACCGCCGCAAGGAAAAGCATATTGTTTTCTGACTTCTTTTCGCTCTGGCTCTTTCGGTATGATCCCAAGTTCCTGCAATGTGATTTGATGTGCTTTTTTATCGTCTTGCATTTCTTTCCTTCTTGCTGTTCTCCCAGCTGATCACTGCTTCCCTTGCCCTGTCGTATAGGTCTGTGTCGTTCGCTTCTTCAACCTTGATGATCTGTTGTCTGTCTGCTCCTTCGCCCTTGTATATTTTTATCCAGCCATCATCGTATATTGAAGTGTGGCTTGACATCCGCAGTCCGTACCTTCTTGCAATCGGTCTGTATATGTCATAAAACTGTCTGACTGCTGCCGCATATCCGTTCATGTCCTACACCTTCAGCGGTTTCACTTCGCCGTCTTTCCATACGCTGTTGTTCGGCTCTTTCATGCGTTCTGCTGTTTCCGTGACTGCGGTGTCTGAATCTGACACATGAATGTGTGTCTGTAAACACTTCAAATTCAAGTATTTTTCAAGAACTTCAACCGCGTCCCTTGCCGTGTAACATGTCGCGACATAGTGTCCTGCTGCCGCCATATCGGTCAAGAACTCTTTCTGTGACGGCTGGTGTCTGCCCTTGTCATACTTCATTTCGATGTACAGTCCGCAATATATTCCTTTTGGGTACGGAAGACATAAGTCCGACACGCCTGACTTCACGCCCATCTGCTTCAGCTTTACTGCTTCGGCTCTGTTCCTGCTGCCGCCGTTCGGGATATGATGCAGCCATTTCAGTTCAGGATATTTCTGCATCTGCCAGGAAGCCCAGCTGATGACATTGATCTGTTCGGTATCTTCCGAACGCATCGCATACTTCATATTCATCGTGCTTCCTCCATCTTCTTCATGTCCTGCATGACATCGCCAGTGAATCCCAGCTGCTTCATTTTCTTGAATGCGATCAGGTCTTTTATGCCTGACATCTTTATGATCCAGTCCTGAAGAAGCAACCCTGACTTTTTATACATATCCCTGACTTCTTCCCTGTGTGCCGCCAGCACATCCGCTGTGCGTGTGATGATGATTTTTCTTTCAATGCTGTTCGGTGCGATTCCTTTTCGGTTCAGTTCTTCTTCAATCACTTTCACTGCGTAGATTTCTGCTTTTGTGACTGCATCTTCCAAGCACAATCTTTTTTTGTTGTCCACTTTTATTCCTCCTTCGTGTCCTGTCTTTCTTTCTCTGCCTTCAGCTGTGCTGCTCTTTCCATGATCGCTGTATTGTAGCTGTATTTATACACACCATGATTCCACAAGTTTTCCTTTGCGCCTGCTGCTCCGTAGTTGTAGACCGCCAGAACATAATATGGACGCACATCTTCTGGTACTTCCTGCAAACTGTCCTGAATCTCCTTCAGGTAATCAATGCCGACTGTCACATTCTGATATGGATTTGTCAGATCAGTGCAGTTCAGGCGTTGCATTCTTTCTTTGTGCCATTTCTGCGCTATCTGCATATACCCCCATGATGTGCCGCCATCGCCTGAAGCGTTCCATCTGCATTCGCTTTCCTTCTCGATCAGGGCGAACACCATTTCATAGTCAACGCCATAATTTTCACAGACGATGTATGTATATATCTGCGCCATGATCGGAAATGTGCCGCCTGCTGCCTTGCATTCGTCAGTGATTTCGTGATAGCAGAAGCCTTCCATGTCTTCGCCACTCCAATCCTGTGACATTGTATTGAATGGATATTCAACCGCATTCAGGTCACTTTCTGTCGGTTCTGCTGCTTGTGTTGTTTCTGTATGTTCCGTCACTGTGTCGCCCTTCGTCATCATTCCCCTGAATGCAAGCACTTCCATCACTGTCACATATAAGATCAGGAATGCAATCAGGATTGCTACTGACAGCTTTGGTTTTCTGCTGATCAGCGCGCCCAGTCTTCGGAATATTCCCTTGATGCCCTGAACGGCTTCAACTGCTGCATTGATCAGCTGTCTTCTTCGTCTGCGTCTTCTTCTTTGTCTTCGGTTTAGCTTTATTTTTCTGCTTGCCACTCTTTTTTTGTCCTCCTTCCTCTGGCTTGTACATCTTTGCGTATATGTAAAATCTGCCATTCATGTTGTTATATCTGACTTCATACGATGTCAGCTTGTATCCGTCTGCTGCATACCATTTCTTCAGCTTGTCTTCCAGATCGCATCTGCCTGTGACAATTTCATCAACGTCCTTCTGCTTGAATTTATAGTGATTCTTCTTCACTTCAGGCTTTTTCAGTCCCTTGCTGGCTTTCCATGCCTTCTGATACTTTTCAACTGGTTTCGGCTCTTTACCCTTCTTTTCAGGGTGCTTCTGTTTTGTGATGTAGTTTGCCATTCCTGACAGTCCGTGTTCATCCTTCTGAAGCCTGCGCACCTGATTTCTGCGCCCCTTCTTCCACTTTTCTTCGACTGCTTCCAGTCCCATGTCGCCATCGCATACAAAGTGATGATGCCAGCGTCCCTTGTCCGAACACTCTGTCACATACACATAACGCAGCTTTGTAAGTCCCATCTTCTTTCGCTCATAATTCAGCCGCCCGATGTACAGTGTCATGTCATGCTGTGCTTCTTTCATACTGTTCGGCATATTGTCGTCTGTGTATGTCAATGTTCCCCAGATGTCATCGTTCCCGAAGTTCGCATTGATCGTCCGTTCACATTCCTTCCTGCTGTTCTTTTCATTCAGGTTGCGTTGTGCTTTTCTCTGCCTTGCTTTCTTCGCTTCGTCTGGTATCTGTTCCCTTTCACTTCTTCTGAACTCTGGATATATTTCAACATCCATCTGTTCCCCTGCTCTGATCTCTTTGGTTGCATACAGTGATCTGACACGTCCTTCCTTCAGCATTCGTTCCATGTTGTCTTCTTCCATGTCTGTCAATGCTTTCTGGTAGGCTGCTTCATAGTCGTATTCTATGTATACAGCTTTCCTTCTTCTTCCCATGCTCTGTCGCTCCTGTTATAGATATTTATATATTTCTTTGATTTGTTACTATCTATTACAAGGACGCGAAGCCGCTTGAAAACGCCGATTTGATTGACTTTCTTCAAGGTCTGCTGTATAATATTCATTAGATGTGCAGACCTTTAAAAGTCACAATCTGGATCGCCTTCGGAAGCCGCCAAGCTAGTCCGAAGGCTTTCTTTTTTGCCCTTCAAGATGCTTTCGCTGCCTTCTGTGTTACTTCCGACAGCTGCACCCTGATTCCATCGCCACGCGCTGACAAGATCAGTGCGATTGCTTCAAATATCTTTGTTGCATCTGGTTTCATTGTTTTGTACCTCCTTCAAAATTATCTTTCTGAATATACTTTCAAAGATCGGGACTGCGATGCTATTTCCTGCCTGCTTGTATAGTGCCGTATAATATCGCCCTACCCTTTTATGTACTGCCTTTGCTCTTTTGAAGTCTTCGTCTGTATATCCTTGCAGCCGCCAGCATTCCAGTTCTGTCAGGTATCTGAAGCGACCGCCGCCGCAGTCGATGACCTGCGCTGGTGTTCTGTCCTGTCTTGTCGTAATCGTGAATGCATAATCTTTGATTACTGTTGCTCTTTTGATTCCTGTCTGCCCGATTACATTCCTGACAGACGGCTGTGTCACATCGTACACTTCAGACACGCTGTCGTTGTCTTCCAGAAAGTTCCTGATGTCCTGCATCGGTGTCCTGATCAGTTCATCAAAATTGAACTTTTCGCCCTTCAGACAGCTTACTGTGAAAACTCTTTCCCTTGCCTGTGGAAGTCCGAAGTCGCGCGCATCCAGCACTTCATAATTGTTTGTATATCCCATTCGTTCAAGTTCCTTCTGATACCTGACGAAGTTTGCAATCATGTGCTTGCTTTTCACATTTTTTACATTCTCCCAGATCACATATTGTGGCTTCCATTCTCCCATCTGTTCAATAATGTGGATCGTTTCCCACATCAATGATGATCTTGTTTCGCTTCCTTCATCTGCTCCGCGCTGGTGTCCAGCGATGCTGAAGTCCTGACATGGACTTCCATGAATCAAAATGTCTGGCTTTAAGTTCCAGCCGACAACTGACTGTGTTTTATATGGCAATTCTTCAGAAAACATATTGTTGTATGATCTCACTGCTTTTTCATCTATTTCGACATAGTCAATCGCCTTTGTCGGTATTCCCAAGTTACGCAACGCGCATCGTGGACTTCCTATTCCTCCAAACAGTTCCAGAATTTGCACTGGCTTTTCTGTTGTTGCTTCCATTGTTCTTTTCCTTTCACATTCCAGCACCCCTGAATATAACTACCATCGAAGGGAATGGGGCTGCTTGTTTACTGTTCCCGAACTTCAGGCGACCTTTGACAAACCTGACTTCTGATCTGTGCTGTATAAAGTCGTGGAAGTATCGTGTGTCTGTTCTTGCTGGTATAAGCATAACAACGATCGTGTTGTCTTTCGTTCCTTCCCTGAAGGACTTTTTCACCCAGTCTGTGATTGCTCTGCCGTATGGTGGATTGCAAAAGACGCGATGCCCCCCCAATCCTGTTTCAGTCCGTTTTGCTCTTTCGTGAAATAATGTTCGCACTTGTGATTTGTTTCGTCAGCGCATGGATCAAGGTCAAAATGAAATTCTTTGTCAAGTTCTTCAAAGAAGTCTTCAGGTGTCGCCCACTGATCCGTCTTGCTACTGTACATGACATCTATATTCGCCATTGTTTATCCCTCCAATCTTTGCAACATGCTTTTGTCCTGCATTGCGTTCATCGCTGACTGCATCCGCAGTGATTCTTCCCATGACAGTTCTTCTTCGTCATCCTTCTGTATTTTCTTGTCTTCATTCATCTGGAAGATTCTGTGCTTCTGAATGAAGCATTTGAAGAAAAATTCCTGTTCTTCCTTCCATGTCTGACAATAAAATTCGTATTCAATGCCGATCTGGATTGCCTGTGCATCTGTACACCGCAACCCAAGAACTGACTTTGAACCGCGCCCCCATGTGTACGCATACGCGTGTTCTGTAAAGTCTTTTCCGATCACTTTGTACATTGTTTGACGTAGCAATCTTTTTTCAAATTCTGTGTGATATTTCCATTCGTGTTCGCGAAGCTGTTCATCCGACAGATCAGCTTCGCTGATGTTGTATTTCTTCATTAGCTGTTCAAGTTTTCGCTGCGCACCTTCCTTTTCGCCGCCCACGCCGCGTTCAGCTAACGCCTGCAATTTTTTGATCAATTCTTTCTTCTTTTCATCCATATCTCTTGCCCTTCCTGATATTCACATACCGCTTTCGCGCATCCAAAAATATTTTTATTCATTCCCCCTTCTGGTCTTGATTTTTCATTGTGTCGTTTGTTTTCGCATTAAAAACATCCCTAAAACTTGTTGACTATCCATGTGTAATTCTGGCAGTACACACACGCCGCTATTTTTTCACAATGTTCTGATGCTGGCTGTTAGCTTGCCATCGTCAGGATGAATGAAGCCATCATTCATCGACAGCGCGTGTCGCGCTGTTTCGGCTTTACAGTCAATCTTCCTTCGTTGAATATCTTGACATTTTCACAATCTTTGCTGTCGGTATGTCGTCCATGTACATATATGCTTTGCAACCGAAGAAGGCTTCGTTGTGATCGTGTGCTTCCGCAATCTTCCTTTCTCCCAGTTCGACTTCAAAGATCGTTCCTGTTTCATGTCCGCGGATCGCAACAAATCGTGCTGCTTCAAGTGGCTGTTTGCAGATATACACGCCGCCGTCCATTCCTTTTCGGATCACTCCGTCCTGCATGATCTTTTTTGCATTTTCATGTGTTGTTGCATGGAAGTATCTGCTGCGCTTCCCTTTTTCCCACAAGTCATATTTGCTCATAATCTCCATGTACTTCATATCAATCTTTGACTGATCCTGCGCGCACTCGATCAGATGCTTTCTTTCTGCTTCATCCGTAACCTTTGCCAGTTCTTCTTCTGTGAATAGATTCTGTTTTGTCATGTTGCTGCACCGCCCTTCTTAATATCTGCTTGATGCATACCAGAACGCACTTCGCATCGTGCTTTTCAGGTCAAGCGTGTCTTCCAGTTCGTATGTGATGTTGCTGTTCCATTCATCATATACGTTGAATACTTCATTAGCTTCGTCATATTCAATCCTGAAGCCTTCCTGTCCACTACCTTCCAGAAGTTCCCACCACAGCAACAAGCTATGCTGTTTTATTTTTCTTGCTTCCCACTGCCAGTCCTTGTCTTCCTTGCTGATCTCTCTGGCTACTTCTTCAATAAACTGAATGTTGTCTGTCTTTGTAAAATCAATCTTTCCTTTTGTGTTCATGTTGTACTTTCCTTTCATTTACTCCCCGACATTTCTGTCGGGGACATCCTATGCCCTTTTAGGCTGTTTTCACTGGTCTGTTTTCTCCTGCCGCCCACATCATCATCCCTTTGATGACCATTCTGTCGCTGTCAGACATCTGCTTCAGCAGCATAATAAATTCGCTGACATCTTCGGTCTGGCTGTTCAGGTTTTTCTTTTCGTTTGTAACTGCTGCCATGTTGTTTCCTCCCTTCGTTCTGTGATGTTTATATGATCCCTTTGGTTCTTGCAAGGTTCATCGCGTTTTCAAGGTCTTTCAATGCGTGCATCTGAATGATGATGTCGTCCCATTCCTTCTGATATGCTTCATCCTGTTCCTTCGTCCAGTTCCAGCAACCAGCCTGTCTGTCACAGTAATAGTTGTATTTCTGTCTTTCGTGAAGTTCTGCCGACTTTCTTTTGTCGCTCACATACTGAAGCAGCTTGTCGAAGTTGTTCTTGATCTCCGCTTCCTGATCCACAATGTTGATTCTGATTGTTTCTGCTCCCATATTCAGTTCAAGTGCTGTGTTCAGGTCTGATATGTGGAATCCTGTGTATTTATCATCTGTTGATGTTGTGTTGAATACTGGATAACCAGCGCGAGGGCTGTCGTGTTCATCTTTCATGTAATCTGTCGGAAAAAGTTTGTCTGCAAGCTGCCATGCTCTTTCCCTTGTTGATACTGTTACGTTCATCTTGTTTGCTCCCTTCTGGTTTTTAATGTAAGAAACAGAAGTGCTGTGTCATCTCGCGCGATTGATTCTTCCGCTTAACATCTTCTTGTTTTAGGGGTAAAGTGTTGATCGGCTCAACCTGTTCATTTTCTTCCAGTAGTATGAACACTTTGCTTTCTTGCCCTGATGTTCCTGCTTTCTTCAACTACTTTGACGGATCATGTTTATTCTGCACACGCTCTGTCTGTTATCCTACAGCCTGACCGCCATGTCACTTGCGTGCCGCCCTCTCGCTTCATCCGTTCTTCCTGCTTTCTTCTGTTCCGTACAGTTACATCATAGTCACTTTCTTTGACTTTGTCAATACTTTTTTGTCACTTTACGGAACTTTTTTATTGACCTTTGACTTTTTCCGTGCTATTCTACAATCAGAAAAGCAAATATGCAGAAAGGTGGAATAAATATGACGCAAGGCGAACGTATAAAAGAGATTCGCAAAACGCTTGATTTGACGCTTGATAAATTCGGCGAAAAGTTAGGTGTTACAAAGCAGACTGTCAGTCGCATTGAAAATGGTGTGAATAATGTAACCGATCAGATGGCGCGTTCTGTTTGCCGTGAATACAATGTGAACTATGATTATTTGATGTATGGCGAAGGGGAAATGTTTGACAATCTTCCGCAGACAATCGTTGATGAATTGTGCGCGCAGTATGATTTGAACGATTTTGACAAGGCACTTGTTGAAATGTATGTGTCTTTACCAGCTGGAAGCCGTGAAAGAATCAAAGAATATATGAAGCAGCTAGTCAAGAAGGTTGGCTGGGATAAAACTGAATAATAAAGGGGGATTTATAATGGGCTTATTTAATGGAGAATCTAAAGAAGAAAAGGCTGCAAGAAAACAGGCTGAAGCGCAAGCAAGACTTGATCAGAAGAATCTTGCCATGCTTCGCAAGTATGGTCTTGAAGAATTGCAGAATCCGACTGACATTGCTTCTATCAGAAACATTATGACCGAATTGTCTGGTACTGGCTTGATGGAAATGGGACTGACGTTTGGTGCTGGTTCTGATCGCGACATCTTGAAGAATCAAATGTACTACCAGCGTGCAATGATTGAACAAAATTTCATAATTATCCGACAGCTGGATCGCATCACAAAATTATTATCTGATAAGCCAGAATGACAAAAAAGGAAGCAGTGACCTGACCAGTCCTACTTCCTTTTACTTTATCCGTGTATGTATACATACTTTATGTATTTATATATGCGCTTCAGTTGTGCATCCGACAACTTATTCAGAAGCGTGTTGATTCTCTTTCGGATCATCGGCTTCCCTCCCTTCTCTTGTCGGGATTGTATCATGGAAATTATTGGAATAAAAGACCGCTTCCAGTTATTTCCTGATATATGGAAATAAGCGTCAGAAGCATTGTCGGCGCACAGTTTATCATTTATATTCAGAATCAAACAGATCAGTGATCTTGACATCAAGTGCAGCTGCTATCGCTTCAAGCTGGCGCAGTGTCGGCGATGTGATGCCGTTTTCAATCGTGTTCAGCGTTGACTTGCTGATTCCTGTCAAGGCTTCCAGCTGCTTCAAAGTCAAGTGTCTGTCTGTTCGTGCCTGCCACGTCAGGATTTCCATTGCGTCATCCTCCTAGTTTTGATTATGTACACGCTTCAGGCACTCTATACAAACAAAAAAGGAAGCCGTGACCAGCGACTTCCCTTGCAAAATGTTAAACAAAATATATCGCGGAAGACCGCCCACGATGATATTATGTCCTTTTACATTCTATCATATCAAGCCTTCTTTCGCTACCAGAAAGAAGGTTTTTATATGTCTTTTTTTACTCCAAACCCACAACTTTTCGGGCTTCGTGTAGTTAAATATATCAGATGCAGCCACGATGATCAGGTGCTTCATGGCGATACGCTTGAAGCGCAAGATCTGATTCTTGAAGATTTCATCAAAGTGAATCGGATGATACTTGTTGACACATTCATTGACGAAGCCCTGACAGCAAGAAAGAAGTTCAACAAACGAAAAGAGTTTGTCAGACTTCTGGATGGTGTGAAGGCTCATTCTTTCGACCTGATCATATTTACCAAACTTGACCGATGGTTCAGGAATATCGGCGATTATCATAAAATTCAGGAAATACTTGAAGCTAATGGTGTGCAGTGGAAGGCTGTCACAGAAAACTATGATACCACAACCACGAACGGAAGATTGCACATCAATATTCGTCTGTCTGTTGCACAGGATGAATGTGATCGTGATTCCGACCGAATCAAAGATGTGTTCGCTTATAAGCTGAAGAATAAAACCTATGTGTCAGGCAGCCTTCCACGCGGTTTGAAGTTGGATGCAGAAAAGCATGTCATCATTGATCCTGAATGGAACTGCTTTGCACTTGATATGTTTGACCGCTTTGAAGCTACATGCAGCAAGCGTGACACGCAGCTTTTTCTTCAGGACAAATACAACATTCGTGTCTGCTATGATACAGTTGCACGATACCTGAAGAATCCGCTTTTCAAAGGTCAGTATCGTGATGATCCTGACTTCTGTCCTGCGACAATCAGTCCTGAACGCTTTGAACGCATCCAGAAACTTGCGATCAGGAATGTTCGGATCAGACACACACAGCAATTCTATATTTTTTCAGGTCTTCTGATCTGTTCATCCTGCAATCATTATATGTGCGGTACTGTCACATACAGAAGGATGGCTGACGGCTCTGAAAAGATGTATAAGAATTATCGTTGCAATTTTAAGGCACAATCAAAGCTGTGTGATCGCAGCAAGACATATCGTGAAGCTGATCTTGAAGAATATATGCTTGCGCACATCCGTCCTGCTCTGTCCGATTATATCGCAAAGTATGAAGTGACTGCTGCCAGCACAGTTCAGAAGAATCCTGTCACTGAAATTGCAAAGATCGAACGCAAAATGAAGAAGCTGTATGATTTGTTTATGGATGACCTGATCGACAAGGAAGCGTACAGAAGTGAATATGACAAGTTCAAGGCGCAGATCGAAGAATTGCAGAAATGCTCGACTGCTACACCTATGCGAAGCCTTGACAGTGTGAAGAAGCTGCTGTCTGAAGATTGGGAAGTCGTATATCGTACATTTTCAGATCAGGAAAAGAACACATTCTGGAAGTCGTTTGTTGAATCGGTGCTGGTGTATGAGGATGGAAGCATGGACATTCGTTTTTTGTAGTCTTTGTCGTACTAACTATGCACCGCCTGTCGGCTCATCTGCCAGTACGATCTGCGGATGCAAAAGAAGCGCTCTTAATGCGGCTACCCTCTGCTTCTGTCCTCCGGACATCTGATT